AAACTCCCCTGGCTGATCCCGATCATCGCGGGAGCGATCGGGCCGGCCGTGGCTGCGGGACAAAACTACCTGTCCCAGCTTCTCGGAGTGGCCATCGACCTCAACCCGATTGCAGCCATCTTTTCCGGCGCAACGGCCGTTGCGATCCACCAGGTCGGCAAACAGGCGTCAAATGCGGCGGTCAAAAAGGTCGCCATCCTGCTGATGGTCGGCGCGCTCTCCCTTTCGATGAGCGGCTGCGGAGGCCTCCAGGTTCAATGGCAAAAGGCTACTCCTGAAGAAAAGGCCAGGATCATCGTTAATGAATTCCAGATGACTCTCGATGCCGCATTCGACGCGGGCAAAGCCTACGTGACACTACACCCGGAGAAGAAAGGCGACTGGCAAAACAAAGTCGTTCCCCTTTTTGACCTGGCCAATAAAACGATCCGCGATTATCTGGCGATTGTGAGCGAGCCAATGACCGTTGAGGGCGCAATCGCCCGCATTCAGCCGAGGGTCGCCGAAGTCCTGGCGATCCTGACCACGTGGGGCGTCGTCGTGAAGAAAAAATAATCCCATCCCCACCCTCGTGTCAAGGCACGGGGCAGGCCAAAGATTAAGGAGGAGTTATGGCAAATAGACAGATTGAGATCACACCCGAAATGATGGCGGCTGCCATTATACTGATCAATACATTGCTCCAACTCGGGATCGAGCACTACCAGCAGACCGGAGAGGTTGCAACGGTCGATAAGATTCTGGCCCGAAACGCCAGCCTCCAGGCCAAGATCGACGCGGAGAAGCCCTGATGGAAAACGCGCTTCGGCAGTTGTTTTTTGACGCCTGCACCAACGCCATCAAGTGGGGGCCGGGGATCCTGATCGCCATCCTCATGCTCTATGGCCTTTACCGACTGCTCCTATCCCTGGGCAAAGACGTGGGCATGAAGATCGTCGGCGCCCTGGAGAAACCCGCATCTGCCCTGAGCCAGCAGGCCGCATCGATGGATCGTCTGACGATCTCGATCCAGGACTATGTTGGGCGAGATTCGAACGAACATCAGGAGATAATCATTCTACAAAAAGTGATCCGGGAGGAACTCAGGGGGGTTAGGGACCAATCCAGCAGAATAGAAAATCAACTTGGAGAGATGAAAAATGGTCGATCTTAGGTCAGAGACCCATAGTCGGATACGAGGGCAGATTCTCAGGCTGCTTTCACGTCATCATCCAAACTGGATCGATGTTGTCACGCTCCAGGGCGCCCTCGATACTCTCGGATACCCGGTCCCGCGTGACGATCTCGATAGTTACCTGGCCTATCTCGAGGAAATCTTAGCGATCAGGCTAAAGATGAGCGCCTTTGGCCACATGAAGACAAGGCAGTTGATGATTACGGTCCAGGGCCTGAAAATTGTCGATGGCCGCGAGTCCGACAGCGGGGTCAATATCGAGAAATGAGCCCAAAGAAAGAATATTCCTTCGAGGTGGTCGATCATTGCGAAGCCCTCTACGTTGTGGAGGAAAAGACATATGACGAGGTCGCAAAGGAAAGCGGCGTTTCCATCGCCCAGGTGCAACGTTGGGCAGAGAAATATGAGTGGCGAAAAAAAAAGGAAGAGCGGAAACGAGAGACCCTGAAGGCGCAGGCGGAGGGCCGCTCTCCGGTGAGGGAGAAAATCCTCCTCGACCTGAAAAAGCAGAAAGAACGATATGACAAATATTTTGAGACCCTTGGCGAGGACGAGATTAACACTCAGGCGACTTATGCTCACGCCACGCTCTGCAAAACAATTTCCGACATACAGAAGGATTTCGACGCCAAGGCGGCCCAGAAGATCGACCGGCTGGGGATATTTACGGAGTTTGTGCGCGATCTGGTTACATTTCTCAAGGATCACGATCCGGGTGCGCTTTTGGCGCTGGAGAAGAATTTTGATGAGTTTATATCTTTCGCAAAACAAAAGTATGCGAAAGATTGATTACAGAGATTAAGAAAAAAGATTTCACAGATTAAAGAAAATCACTGTAATCGTCTTTCTAAACCGGTGTAATCATGGCGAAGGCACTGAGCCAAAAGAAATTCGATCTTGAGATTGAGGCGATCAGGCTCCTGATCGAGGCCGAGGCAAAGCCGTTTGCCGCCCCTTCGACAAGCTCAGGGCGAGCGGCGCAGGAGAAGCGGATCGAGCGCGCATCGAAGGATATGGAATATTTCGGGCGCACCTATTTCCCGCATTATATCACCGCCCCCTCTTCGGCGTTCCATCGGTATATCTGTGAGCGCTACCCGGCCATGATCCTTCACTCGATCGAGACCGGAGACGGCGACAAGCAAGCTGACGGCGCGCCCCGAGGCAACGCAAAATCGACATGGACGGACCTGATTTTAGTGCTCTGGTCGGCGGCTTTCAAACGCCGCTCCTTCGTTCTCATCGTCTCCGACACGGCGTCTCAGGCGGAAGACTTCATCCAGTTTCTGAAGGCCGAGCTTGAGGTCAACGAGAGGCTGGCCCAGGATTTTCCGAAGCTCTGCGGCCGGGGCGTTATCTGGAGGGCCGATGTCATCATCACGAAAAGCGGAATCAAGATCAAGGGCGTGGGCGCGGGGCAAAAGCTCAGGGGTATGCGCCACGGAAGCAAGAGACCCGATCTCGTGATCTGCGACGACCTCGAAAACGACGAGGCCGTGGAGTCTCCGGACCAGCGCAAGAAATTGGAGAGGTGGTTCTTCAAGGCATTGATGAAGATCGGCCAGCGCAACACGGTTTATATCGTCACCGGTACGATCCTCCACTATGCGAGCCTGCTCTCCGGCCTGCTCAAAAAGCCGGGATGGAAGGGCCGGAAGTTCAAGGCGGTGATCCGGTTCTCGCGCTCGCCGCTCTGGGAAAAGTGGGAGAACATCTTCATCGATATCACCGCGGGCAAGGAAGAGGCCGAGGGCGCAGCCGACGAGTTTTTTAAGGCTCACAGCGAGGCCATGCTCGCGGGTACGGAGGTCCTCTGGCCCGAGGTCGAGGACTATTACTATCTGATGAAGATGCGGATCAGCGACGGCCCGTCTTATTTCGACAGTGAGAAACAGAACGAGCCGATCAACCCGGAGGACTGTCTCTTCCAGGAGGAGTGGTTCCAGTACTGGGACGACGACGAGGTGAAGTGGGCGGGGCAGCCTCACTACGGCGCCGTGGATCCGTCGATGGGGAAGAAGTCTAAAAAACATGACCCCTCGGCGATCGTGGCCGGGCGGTTCAAGGACTCGATCCTCTGGATCGATATCGCCGACATCGAGAAGAGGCACCCGGACAAGATCATCAACGATATTCTATTCTACCATGAAAAAGATAAATTCCAGGCGTTCGGAGTCGAGTCGATCCAGTTTCAGGAATTTTTTGCGAATACACTGGCGAAAGAGGCGCACCGGAGAAACCTCACGCTCAACGTCATCGAGATCATGCCTCACACGGACAAGAGGCTTCGGATCGAGACGCTTCAGCCGTGGATCAAGAATGGCTGGATCCGGTTCAAAAAAAACCAGCGCACGCTGATTGAGCAGCTCAAGTATTACCCGATGGCCGATCACGACGACGGCCCCGACGCCTTAGAGCAGCTCAAAACGATGGTGGAGAAAAACGTAGGCCCCATCGAATACAAATCGGCGGGCAAGCGCATCGGCAAAGAGATGGGCGACTATGCGCCGGGCGGAGAAGCGGTGAATTACTGAAGATCAGAAAGTAAGCACCTGCGGCAGGAGCAGTAGGCAGTAGGCAGTAGGCAGTAGGCAGTAGGCAGGGGCAGACAGACATGACGAAAAAGAAACCTGAGATTCAACAGATAGCGACGGCGCAAAACGACATCACGCTCAACTACATCGGGAAGGTATTGCTCAACCCCGACAGCGTGCTCTCGTCTCAGGGCGGAGGCTCAGGGATCAAGATCTATGAAGACATGATCTTTGAGGCGCGCGTGGCATCGGAATTCCAGAAACGCAGGCTCGCAGTCATCGGCAAGGAGTGGGACATCATCCCTGCGAGCGACGCCCCGGAGGATCAGAAGATCGCAGACTTTGTGAAAGACGTTTTTAAAAACTTCTCGCACGACCGGGGGCGGCAGTCACTTCTCTCCGGCATCATCACCGGGTTTAAGCCAGGGGAGATCATGTGGGAATACTCCGAGGGCGATATCTGGGTCAAAGAGATCAAAGGCGTCTCGCCGAGAAGATTCGCCTTCGACCTCGACGGAAAACTCAGGCTGCTCACGTATCAGAACATGATCGAGGGCATTGAGCTCCCTGAGCGAAAATTCATGGTCTTCACGAACCCGTCCGACAACGGCTCCCCTTACGGAGACGGTTTAGGGCGCGCTCTGTACTGGCCCATCTGGTTTAAAAAGAACGGCGTCAAGTTCTGGGCGGTTTTCCTTGACAAATTCGGCCAGCCTACGCCCTGGGGCAAATACCCTCCGGGCACAACTGAAGCCGACCAGACGAAGCTGCTCGACAGCCTGAAAGCCATGCAGACCGACCAGGCCATCATCACGCCCGACAACATGGCCGTCGAGCTTCTGGAGGCCGCCAGGGCGTCATCGGTTGACTCCTACGACAAGTGGGAGAAATTCTGGAACGACGCCATCACGTTTATTTTATTGGGCCAGAGCGCCACGACCGAGGGCACGCCCGGGAAGCTCGGATCAGAAGAAGCGCGCTCCGATGTGCGAGACGACATCATCAAGGCCGACGCGGATCTGCTCTGCGAATGCGAAAACAACACATTAATCAAATGGCTCGTCGACTACAACTTCATGAACTATTCGCGTAATTCGCTGTCATTCGCGAAGCATTACCCAAAGATCTGGATCAAGACCGATCCTCCGGAGGATCTCGAAAAGCTCTCCCGCGTGCATCAGATCATCCTCCCCTGGCTAAACGACGTGCCCAGGGGTTTCATCCACGACATCTACAGCATTCCCATTGCAGAGGGAGGAGAGGAAGTTTTGGAAATCAAGGACAGTGTCAGTGTCAGTGACAGTGTCGGCAAACCATTTCCCCCCCCTCTTAAATTAAGAGGGGGTGGGGGGGCGTTAGGTTTTAGCGAGAGCGCAGATGCTTCTCAGGAAAAGATCGATTCCATCGTGGAGCGCACTCTCAAAGAGGGCGGCATCGAGGAGCTGCGCTCGTCTCTCGAAAAAATAATCGACGAGGCCGCAAGCCTTGAAGACCTGCGGGCGCAGATATTGGAACGGTTCAAAGATGTGGACATCGAAAAGATGAAAGAAATTCTAAGCCGTGCGATCCTGATCGCCGACCTAACGGGCAGAATATCAATTTGAGGATCAACGAACAAAAAAGTAATCAGTCATCAGTCATCAGTTATCAGTTACTGATCACCGATCACCGGTCACTGATCACTGGTTTGAGCGAGCGAAGCGAGTGATGGAACCTGAAATCGAATTCATCTTCAACGACCTTCCCTTTGAAGAGGCGCTAAAATTCATCCGGTCTCGGATCCCGATGACCGAGGCCGAATTCAAAGCCCTCGCCCGCAGGGCGAAATCGAAAGCTTTCAGCGTGTCGAGCGTGGCCGGCCTCGATGCGCTGAGAGAAATCCGAGATTCTCTTGGAGACGCCATTGAAAAGGGCTGGACTCTTGCAGAGTGGAAGAGAGATGTCTCGATCATCCTGAAACATTGGGATGTCGAGGGCTACCGGGCCGAGACGATCTACCGCACCAACCTCCAGAGTGCGTACCAGGCCGGTCGTTACGAGCAGATGAGTGACCCCGACGTTCTGGAGATGCGGCCCTACTGGCGATACGTGGCGGTGATAGACGACCACACCCGGCCCGAACACGCGGCCATGCACGGGAAGGTCTTCCCGGCGGACGATCCGATCTGGGATGTCTGGTATCCCCCCAACGGTTTCAACTGCTTCCCGGCGGGGACATCTATCAGGACCGATTTGGGAGACATCCCGATTGAACAAATAAGACCCGGCGTCAAAATCTTAACCCATAAAGGGAGGTACAGAATGGCAACGAATATACATAAAAGCCATCATGCTCAGGGCTTGGTAAGGGTTACAGGAGGGGACGGGACAGCCCTCACCTTGACAGCAAACCATAAGGTTCTCACTCCGAGGGGGTGGATCGAAGCACAACACCTGAAAGAAGGAGACGAAATTGTTAAGGCTTATTTGGATAATGGCCGCTACTACATACCCAAATCTGTTTTGATCGATATGTATTGCGTCAGCAGGATGCCTCTTCGCAAAATCGCCCATGAGCTCGATATTAATTTCAGGACAGTGTTGAGGCTCTTTATAAAATATGAAATCCCAAAGAGAGCCTTTGAAGAAACCATCAAACTCCAGTGGATCGGCAATGCGAAGAGAAAGAATGATCAGGCGGAGTTCGCTTATAAAAAAATAGCGGGCAAGAAACACAAGACCGGCGCATATCTGAAATGCCCAGTTTGTGAAATCAGATTTTATGCTCAAAAAAATGAAATAGCTCGCGGCCGGACATGGTGCTCCACGGTTTGCGCCGCCATCGGAGGAGCTTATGCGAGTGACCAAAATAGAGCGTGTGCCGTTTGATGGAGAGGTCTTTAATCTAACGGTATTGGATGATGAAAGTTATGTTGCCGAAGGCTTGATCGTCCACAATTGCCGGTGCACCGTCCAGACTCTCTCCGGGAGCGAGATGGATCGTGAGGGCTATAAAATCAGTAAAGGCTCCGGCATCAAGATTAAGCCCGACGAGGGATGGGACACAAAACCGGTGTAATCAGTAATCAGTCATCAGTAAAAAAAAGAGAAAAATGGTTTTTTTGATTTTACTGATCACTGGTCACTGATTACTGATGACTGGGGTTGAAAGATGGAAATCAACATCAGGGTGACGCGAGACGATGTGACGCCTTTGCTGGTCAAACTAAAAGCCAGGATGTCAACCCTTGCGCCTCTGATGAAAAACTGCGGCGAGATCCTGCTCACCTCGATCCGCAAAAACTTCGAACAGGGGGGCCGCCCGGCAAAATGGCAGGGCCTTAAAACCTCGACCATCCGGGGCCGTATGCTCCAGGGGCACTGGCCGGGGAAGATCCTGGTCCGTCACGGCGTCAGCGGAGGGCTTCTCGGGTCGATCTCCTACCGGGCGTCGTCCGATAAGGTCGTCGTCTCGGCCAACAAGACCTACGCCGCCATCCACCATTTCGGCGGCAAGGCTGGAAGGGGCCACAAAGCGAACATCCCGGCGAGGCCGTATATGATGGTGCAAAACGAAGACTGGGCCGAAATCAAAAAACTGGCCCTCTCGTACATGACCAAAGGGGTCGCATAAGAACCAGTGACCAGTGATCAGTGATCAGTAGCCGCAGGCCCTGCCGCAGGAGCCTGCGTGAGAAAAGGCGGGGGATAGATCCCGCGGGTCGAAAAGTCGGAATCCCTACCGACCTGCTCCCGCTAAACCATAGGGCAACCCAGGGAGGTTGAAATGAAGAAGATACAAATCGAAGAGATCATGACGTTCGAACAGGTTGCCGGGAAGATCGGGGTGGGAGAAGAGACAATAGAAAACTGGCGGCGGAAAGGAATGCCGACGATCAAGGTGGATAAATACGTCCGGGCCTATCTCCCGAGGGTTCTGGAATGGCTGGTCAAACAGGAACCCGAGCCGGTGCCCCCTCTATTCAAAAAAAATGGACAAGGCTAAATTTGCGCACAGGATGCGTTCTGCGGAGATAAAAGGAAAAACCCATGTTACCCTACACACCCCACAGGTCGGATGTTTTTTGAGGGGGAGTATGGGCGTGTTTTGCCGTATTTCGGGGCTATGTAGGGGTGGTTTGGGTGTGTGGTTGGGGGGGGAGATTCAAGGTCAGTGACCGATTTTGACGCTATGCCGTTCGACGGCCCCATCTTTAAGGGGCGCTTTGCGGGAGGTTGAGAGATATGTTCCCAGAGTGGATCGAGGTTTTTGCGGCGGGCAAGTGGACGGACTCTAACGGCGGCGAGCGCGACTGGACGCTCTCCGATCTGAAAGAGATAGCCGATTCCTACGATTATAAGACGACCCCGGCCCCTATCGTCATCGGGCACCCCGAGACCGACTCCCCGGCCTACGGTTGGGTCGAGGCGCTGAAGGTCGAGGGAGAGAAGCTGCTCGCCAAGCCTGGCCAGTTAGTCGAGGAATTCAAAGACTGGGTCAAGCGAGGCCTATATAAAAGGATATCGGTCGCCCTCTACCCCGACCTTACGCTCAAGCACATCGGGTTTCTCGGAGGCGCCGCCCCGGCGGTAAAGGGGCTTGCGCCCGTATCCTTTAACAACAAAGCCGGTTGGATCTTCGAATCCGACCTCCAAAACATTGCCGTAGCCGAAGGCTTTAGCCTGCGTGATTCCCACGCAGATATCCATAAAAAACCCGCCGACGCCAAGGCTATGGCGGGTAAAGGAGGCATCAAGATGAACGTAAAAGAATGGCTGGAAAAAATGAAGGGCCTTTTTACGGAAGCGGAGAAAGGTCTTTCCCCAGACACCGTCACCGACCCTGTCACCCGTTTCACCGAGGCCGACATCCAGGCCGCCGAGAAAAAGGCGAAAGACCTGATGTTTGCCGAGGTGGAAAGAGAGCGAAAAGAAAAAGAGGCGGCCCAGGCGAAGCTCAAAGAGTTTGAAGATGAAAAGCAGAAAGCCGCAGCTTCTGCCCGCAAGGCCGAGATCCACGCCTTCTGCGAGGGCCTCTGCAAAGAGGGCAAGCTCACCCCGGCCCTGAGAAAGGTCATCGAACCGGTGATGATTCACGTAGGGGCAATTCACGAATTGCCCGTGATCGAATTCTCCGAAGGCGTCAAAAAATCCGCCCTTGACGGCATCAAAGACTTCCTCGCCGGATTAGGCCAGGTGGTCACCTTCAAAGAGGTCACCCCCAAAGACGGCCCGGGAGCGGGAGGAAACGCGGGCGAGAAGCTCAGCGCCCTGACCAAAAAGAAGATGGAGGAGAAAAAGGATCTCTCTTACAGCGCGGCATTTGCCGAGGCCCAGAGAGAGAATCCCGATCTGGCAAGAGAGATCGTCGAGGAGATGAAGGGCGGTCGGGAGAAGAAATAATCATTCAAAATTAAAAAAATAAAGAACAGGAGGTAAAAGGTTATGGCTATCGAACAGCTTGGAAAAACAAGGTCTCATCCGGCCTTTGCGGATTTGAGAACTCACCAGTATAAGGTCGTAGTGCTGAAGACCGATGGAACGGTCGGCCTTCCATTGACTGCGGTCACAGCAATCCCCTACGGGATTCTCCAGAATGCTCCGAACATTGGAGAAGAGGCGGTTGTCGCCCCCATTAACGGAGGGGGTATTTCAAAATGTGTTGCCAATGCAGCCCTGGCTCGCGGAGCACTCGTCGCCCTGGAGTGGGTGGATGACGTCGGAGATTCAGGAAAAGTCAAGACAACAGCCGCCACACAATATACAATAGGGCAGGTCGTCTATCCCTCGGATGCAGAAGATGATTTGTGCTCCGTTGATCTGGGGAATTTGACGGTAGTCTAACAACATTAAGAAGGCTGAGGCTAAGGCCAAGGATTGGAAGTTCTTAACCTCAACCTTAATCTTAACCTTAAAGATCAAACGAAAGGAGAAAAGACATGCCTCAACCATTATCAAAAACAGGAGTGCCTCCCATTCTTCAGAATGTGAGCGTTCAATACAGAAACCCGATCTATGTAGCCGATCGGGTATTTCCAATGATCGATAACTGCCCTCCCGAGGCCAAGATCGCCCGTTACCTCAAAGGCGCCTGGTTTCGTGACGAGGCTCAAATGAGAGGCCCCGGAAGCGAAGCCGCAAGGGGCGGCTATCCGGTGGACTTTCTCGATGTCGTGCCGAAGGAATACGCCTTCGCAAAAGAAGTGCCGGATGAAGACCGCGAAGTCGCCGGCGCAATGGGCGGACCTCCGCTTCAGCCCGATCAGGATGCCATACAGTTTGCAACCGACAAAATCCTGATGAAAAGGGAGATCCTTTGTGCTGCCCTGATCAAGGCGACGGTCTGGTCAAGCATCGCCGCCAGCGGTGAAGATGCTGAAGGTCTCTGGGCAGCCGGGGCGGGCAATACGTTTCTGGTTGATGTCAAGGCGAGGATCGGGACGATCCAGGGCAATACCGGGTTGAGACCCAACCGCCTCTTGATCGACATTGGGACGTATATGTCGCTGACCGAAGAGTCAACGATTCTCGACAAAATCAAATACACCCAGAAGGGAGTGTTGACCGCCGATCTTCTGGCAGCCATTCTCGATCTGGAGGAAGTGATTGTCGCTCCAGCCGTTTACAGCTCCGCAAAAGAGCTGAAGACCGGCCTCGATTTCACGGCAGTCAAGATCTGGGAAAATACGGCGACCAAGGGGATGGGATTTCTCTTCCACAGGCCCGCTGCTCCCGGATTAAAGGCTCCATCGGCAGGGTACATTGCCCGATCGGGCCTCTTCCCGGGAGGCATCCGGGTTGAAACCTGGAGAGAGGATTCCAAACACCAGGACGTATATGAGGCAGCCGAGAAGATTCATATCCTGGCCACAGGACAGGATCTCGGCTTCATGTGGAAGGACACGCTGTTGACCTAAACGAAAGACGATGGACGAGGCACGATGGACGAGTTTTCGTTCATCGTCCTTCGTCCTTTCATCCTTCAGATTTAAAACGGGAGGGTTTTCATGAAAAGAAGATTAATTTTTATCTTTACACTTTGCGCTATGCTCTATGTGCTCTGCGTGCCTCTGGCGCAAGCTGTTCCGGGAACGGTGACAACCTCATGGACCCACTATCCCCAGCATGAAGTATCGATTTTGACCGTTTCCTGGGTCGGAGGGACGGTGGGGGAGGCCGGAACCGTTCCGGCGACGGCCCTGCCGGCGTTTCAAGGCTGGGTTTTTCAATTTATCACTGACCCAGGAGCCACAGCACCGACAACTCTTTATGACATTACGTTGCCGGACGCTGACGGTTTGGATGTAGCTGGCGCAACCCTGATGGATAGAAGCGCAACAGTGACAGGGAGAGCCATGCCACTGCTCGCCACATCAACTTATGGTCCGTGGTGGGTAGATTCGGTATTGACTTTTACGTTGACCAACAACTCCGTGGCCTCATCGACAGGAACATTAAAAATTTACATCAAGCGAAGGGATTGGTAAATGGCTTACAGCCTAAAATCTGACCTTCTAACAGAAATAAGCGAAACCGAGATGATCGGGCTGACCGATGACGAGGGCGCGGGCATCATTGACGACGCCCGCGTCACCGCCGCCATAGCGAAAGCGGACGGCATCATCGACAGCTACTGCGGCCAGGTCGAAGCCGTC